CAGATGTTGTATTAGGGAATGCGGCCATTAAGAGTCTCATAATCTATGGCGATAAATATGCCTTTTTCCCAAATGCAATTCCTCAAGGTGTCCCCTTACCTGCTATCGCTTATAAGGTGCTTAGTATAGACTCGTTGGATACAAAGGATGATTACAGTGGTATTGATAAGTACAAAGTACAAATTGATTTATTTGCATCTGAGTATATCACAGTGAACAAGATGGATGGAGCCATGCGGGCTGCTTTCAACTCCGCAGAGGGAGAGTTCACTGTATTAGATTATGATGATACATCTGTAACAGTAGATGTAGCAGTTAGCCGCCATAATGAAACGTCTGATGTTTTTTTTGATGAAGCGGATACGCATGGGCGAAGCACGGAATACATAATAATAACAAATAGAATGTCATGAAAATTAAACTACTCGAAGATACGGAAATACTGAAGGGACTGACGAAGCCTGCTGGATCTATATTATCAGGTATTGAAAACGCAAAGGCTCTGTCGTGGATTAGCGAGGGAAAGGCAGAGCGGTTACAAAAGGCGGGATTACCTAATGACTACCCATACCGGGAAAGACTTATGGAGTCAGGCTATACAAGCGAACAATTTATTAACAAGGTTAGCGATAAAATACTATTAGACATTAATGGTATTGGCCCAAAAACACTAACAGAAATCAGGAAATACAAACCACACCAAAACGAGGAGTAAATCATGGAATTAGGAAAAGATCTGGTAATAAAGAAAGGCACGACAACAATAGCGGCGTCAAAGTCATGTTCATTTAGTTTGCAGCGTGACACCATCAATGTATCAACTAAGGACTCAGAGGCCGACTTCAAGGAGTACGGGAAATACAGGGCTACTATTAGTAGTGAACACCTGGTTGACTTCTCTGATGGGACAGGTGTCTTCAGTCTCGACGGCGCTCTCCTTGAAGGAACTAAAGTAACGGCCTCCTGGATAAAGAAATCAGAGGCGACAGGTGACATAAGCTACAGCGGATCATGGGTAGTTACTACATTTGAGCTCAGTGCTGATGATAACTCTGAGGCGACAGCGAGTATCTCATTAGAATCTGACGGACCAATTACAAGAACGGTGGCTGCATAATGAATAAGCTCAATATTAATGGTAATAAACACCCCTTCCGTCTTGAGTTGGGTGGTCTTCGCTTGTATGCCCTCAAAAAGGGACTCAAAAAGGTGAAGACGAAAGACCTTCCTCAGGTGATGGAAGACGCAGACATTATTGAAGATTATCCCATCTTAATTTGGGCTGGTCTGAAGTCAGGACCGGCGCCTGGTGAGGAGCGATTCAAAGAAACTCCTGACACGGTAGCCAAATGGCTTGAAGAAGATCCTTCAGCCTTTGACCGCGCTATTGATATGATCAATGAAGACACCGTTGTTGACGAGGGGTCAGAGGGAAAGGTTCCGAATCCAGCAGTGACATAATACTGTCACTAAACTGGATTGAGAAGAAAGGGCTGGGGGTGTTGGGATACAGTGTCAGAGACCTGTACTCAATGACTCTGGCGGAGTTCATGAATGCTTTCATGGGTTTTACCGAACAGCAGGATTATCTTATCAAGCAAGGTTGGGAACAGAGTAGGTATGTACTTTCTGGATGGGTGAGTAATCCGAAGCCTTTTCCTTGGAGCGAGGGGACGGAGTCGAAGCCGTACACTCAGCAGGAAAAAGAGGCTATACTTGAATCGCATGAACAAGTGAAAAAGCGAGGTGGCATAAAACAAACATTAACAGCGGAGGGTTGGAAAAATGTCGATACTTGATCTCAAGGTAAGAATCGGGGGCAATACCAAGGATTTTGATTCTGCAATGAAAAAGATGCAGAGCTCCTTTGACAAGTCTGTACGAAAAATGAAGCGAACCGGTCAGAGTTTGACACGGAACCTGACCGTTCCCATTGTTGGGTTAGGTGCCGTTGTGGGGAAAACAGCTATTGAATTTGAGACAGCCTTCGCGGGGGTTCGTAAGACGGTAGACGCTACCGAGGATCAATTTTCATCCCTTAAGCAGGGCATCATTGATATGAGTAAGGAGCTCCCGACCTCTACTACTGAAATAGCAGCGGTAGCAGAAGCAGCGGGCCAGCTTGGAGTCAAAACAGAAAACATTCTTGAGTTCACTAAAACGATGGTGATGCTTGGTGACACTACGAATATGGCTGCAAGTGAAGCGGCTACATCTCTTGCTCGTATCGCTAATATTATGCAGCTTCCGCAGGATAAGTTCGATGAAATGGGTTCTACCATTGTGGCGCTTGGAAATAACTTTGCCACGACAGAGGCTGAGATAACAGATATGAGTACGCGTATCGCTGGTGCTGGAAAGATCGCTAATATCGCCGCTTCTGATATATTCGCGATTTCAACAGCATTGAGTTCGGTTGGTGTGCGGGCTGAGTCAGGCGGTACGGCGGTACAAAAAGGAATCCTGGCTATCAATGATGCGGTTAATCGGGGTGGGGAAGAATTAGAGGTATTTGCAGACACGGCGGGGAGGACTACTTCTGAGTTTCAACGTGCCTGGAAAAAAGATGCGGGGATGGCTTTTGCTGATTTTGTGAATGGGCTTGGAAGCCAGGGCGGAAATGCCACGACGACTTTAGAAAAGGTTGGGTTGCAGAGTGAGCGCACCCGTAAAGCATTCCTTTCCTTAGCTGGTGCTGGAACGTTACTCAATGACACCATAAAAGAAGGGCGCACGGCATGGACTCAAAATAACGCCTTAACGAAAGAAGCCGAACAGCGGTACGCCACTATGGCTTCCAATATTAGTGAAGCTTTTAATTCCATTAAAGCTGTCGCCATTTCCTTTGAGGATGTCATTAAGCCCGCGGTTAATGGATTTACCGACGGGGTTAAGCGTATTGCTGGTGTGCTTGATGCCCTATCGGAAGAATCTAAGATTAAAATATTAAAAATCGCTGCGCTACTTGCTGCGGGTGGCCCGTTGTTATTAGCTTTCACTGGCGTTATAAAGGCGGTCTCTTTCATGTCCACCGTTCTTTTGTCCAAATTTGCGCTTATTAGTGCAGGTATTGCCTCGGTGGTAGTTTCGGGTCAGTGGTTCTATGATAATTGGAATAAGATAGAGCTTGGCTTGTCAAATATTGGCGGCGCTATTGTTCTCTCCTTTCAAAAAATGGGAAGGGGGATAATGATCGCGCTCCGTGAGGTTGTAGATTTTATTTTAAATAAAATTCCTCCTGTAGCTGTAGCTGAGTTATTCGGCATTGATGTCACTGGATGGGCTAACGATGTTGCTGGAATTAATGGGGTTATAGATTCTCTTAATTCAACGATTGAAAAAGGTCAACAGGATCTTACAAGGAATATCGGATACTTTAATAAAATGGCGTTTGGGACCATTGCAGAGTCCGCTAAAAAAGCCTTAGAATTAACGCTCAACACTATAAAAAACGGGTTGAAAGGGATTTTAAATAATACTGAGATCAACAGCCTTATGGAGGAAATCCAAGGTAAGTGGCAGAGCATAGGGTTAAATGTGGGCGGTGCCAGCGAATCAGGCGGGGGCGGGGCCAGCGAATCAGGTGGGGGCGGTGCCAGCGAATCAGGCGGGGGCGGGGCCTCCAATGCGTCAGGCCTTGGCATACTTGATGATTTGCGTGATTGGCAGACCCTAGAAAACTCCCTAAAACGATTAGCCAAGATGTTTGATGCCACCCAGGATAAGGCCTCACAAATGGCACAGGCCATTTCTCAAGGAATTAGCAATATGGCCGGGCAGTTCTTAGAAGGTGTAGGCCGGATGATGGCTGGCACGGACGACATTAAAGGCGTGTTTAACAATGTACTCCAAACACTGGCGGGATTAGCTATCCGGGTTGGTAAAATTGCGCTAGGGGTTGGTGGTACTATCAAAGCAATTAAGAAAGCGTTAGCAAGCTTGAACCCGTTTGTAGCTATTGCTGCGGGAGCCGCTTTGATTGTTTTGGGCAGTTGGGCGAGAAGCTCCCTCCGGAAAGCTGCAAAAAAAAGTGGAGCGAAAAAATCAGGAGTCGGCGTACCGAGGATGGCAACGGGTGGAGTCATTCCATCAGGCTTCCCAAATGATACATACCCTGCCTTATTATCGTCAGGAGAAACAGTTATTCCGGCGCCTAATCCATTGCCGGCCAGTGGTAGTAGTCAAATGATCCATAACGTGGTGAAATTAGATAGCCGGGTTATTTACGAATCAATTGAAAAGTACAAGGATAGGATTAGATAATGGCATATGGACTCAAATATTTCTGCACCCACAAAGAAAGCACAGGATCAGTAGTAACCGATTATAAGATAGAGCTCCTGAAAGATGGGTACTTGGGAGCCACAACAGAGGTGAAAGGAGCGGAGGGTATAGGAGGTTTGAGCTACCCTCGTTTGATGGTAACTGAATTATTTGAGAATCCATTACAGGGAGGGGTGGCCCGTTTTGAATTGTACATTAGCGAGGCCATGTCGTACGATGGTGAAGCTATTCTGGATGAAATTTATGCCGGAGATGAAACCACATTCCTAATGCGGATAAGTGCCAAGGTTGGAGGAGGGTCCTACCAGACAGTGTTCACTGGTTTTGTAATGAATGACCTTCATGAAACGGTGGATGGCGAGTACGGGTACACCTCTAAAATCTATGCCAAGGATTTGATTCGAGCGGCCGGGGAGCAGTGGCCTATTACCGACGACCGTGTTTCCATTATCAAAACCATTGCCGGATTCTTAGATGTTTTGGGTCTGGATTTAGACATATACACCTACACCACTTTCGTTACTTCTGAAACTACGGATGCTCAAGACTACTTGGCGCAAATTTACAACGACAGAATTGCTTATCAAGTGTATGCCAAAACGGGAGATGAATCCCCGGAAACTATTTCGGTTGAAACAGCTTTAAAGTGGGTGCTAAGAACGCATAAATTATTCCTAAGGCAGGTGGACGGTGCGTGGAGACTTTTCCATTTATCAGCCTTCGAAAATCCGGCGTCTGTTTGGGAGACCAGATACGACAGTAATGGGGATACCTTAGGGGCCTCCTCAGTTGACCTAACTACCACCGTCAACCAATCCGCCAGGTACATACTCCCATCGGGTACTAATGCGAAAACGAAGGCCTATAAAAGTGTAACTGAAAACTTTAATCACCGTACCGCTGTTTCAGGTATTGAATTTCCAGCAAAGGTTGAATTGGAGCCTCCTAATTTTTCCTATGTAGCCAGTCAATTTTTCTTGTCAGACGGTTCTCAGGATATCAATTTTTATACCGAGGTGGAGGCTTTTTTCGGACAAGAACCGGATGACGCTATTGCCCGTGTGGCCATTAAAGCCGGAGACGATTATTGGAATGGAACTTCCTGGCAAGGTACCTTTGTTTTCGTAGAGGTTCCTATGAACCTGTTTAACGTCACAGCCGCCGAGGTTCCTGCGGACCAGTTTACCGCCACAGCCGCCAGGGCTTTAGTAACTATTCAAACTACCAATGTTCCTTCCGGGGCAGATTCGATTGAAATAACATTACAAAATTCTTATGACAATAGTGGGGCGGCCGATAAAACGGTGTTTATCAATAGGGAATTTTCTATCACCAATGCTATTGCTACCCCTTCGTCTACCTATATCAAATACCATTTGACTCAGACTGCTAAATGGAGTAATACCGCAGAACTTGAAGATACTTATTTCGGGGACGGTCCTGTTGGATACAGTCGGGCCGCTTTAAGGTTTTCCACAGATGATGCAGATTTGACCGGAACCATTTGGCAACGGAGAGGAGATGCCGGGGATGGATACAGAGGATTTCATGAAAATGGTCTCAAAGAATTTATGGATGTCCAGCGAGGTATCCGAAGTACTTACGAAGGCTCTTTGTGGGGCACCTTTAGTGCTTTATCCGTTATTCAAAAAGGCTCCCAAAATCTATTTTTCTTTGGTGGCGATTTGACGATAAACGGAAATATTTGGGATGCTTATTTCCTTTGTATTGACATTGAGAAAGCAGGGGATGACACGTTTGACGATATTCCTAAATACAGTGAGCCCGGCACCATAGGAGGGCAACCGTCAGGTGGTGGCACGAGTGGAGGAGGGTTAAGTAAAGCTATCGCGGATGGGTTATACTTCGCTCAGGATAATAACCTATCTGAAGGGGACGCTGCTACTATGCTCACTAATCTTGGTCTGTCTCCCACAGATAATGTTTCGTTCAATGATTTGGAACTAACGGGAACCATCAATTATGTAAACGAGACTGATCTTCAAGTTGAAGATAAAAGCATTACGTTGAATAAAAACGGTACCGATGCTACGAGTGAAAATGCAGGGATAATAATTGAAAGACCTGCGGGCAATCAATCAATGTTATGGGACTCTGTAGATGGCTTTGTTTTTTCGGACGATATAAAAGTAACGGGCAATCTGAAAA